ATTGAAGCGTGGATGTGCGGCAAGTCGGTGTTGAGTTACAAGTTTAACGCATCGGGCGGCATCCTCAGCAGGGAAGTATTAGCACCACCAAGCGACATCGACCTGTACAGCAGTGACCGCGTTGCTGAATCATTGATAACCATATACAATGAAATTGCTTAATCGCCTAACCGTTGCCCAGTTCCAAGAACTGACCGCCATCGACCCTGATATGGGCGCATTGCGGAAAAAGGTCAACACCGTCTGCATCGTGGATGGCTTCGACCAAAATGCTGTTGAAGGGTGGACGATTGAACAGCTAAACGCAAGGGCGGCAGTCATTGACGAGGAGTGCGGTGCGCTGTCGATGCTACCTGCCAAGCGGGTGGTTCGTATTGGCGGCAAGCGTTACAGGATGGAGTGGTTCATAGACCAGATGAGCGCGGGGCAGATGATGGAGCTTCTAAACTATCAGTTGACGAGCGATAGGGAGGTTGTGGCGAATCTGCACCTGTTGCTCGCCAGTTTAACGCGGGAGGTCACTTGGTACGGCAAGACATTGGCGTATGATGGAGGCAAGCACGCGGAAAGGGCGGAGGCGATGAAGAAGGCGAAGATGGCTGACGTGTGGGGGTTTGCCTGTTTTTTTTTGCGTCATTCAGAGCCTTTATTGAAGATTATGCAGACCTATTTCGCGGAGGCGAAGAAGAAGACAGCGGGCAAGGCGTAGCCAAACCCGACTACGGATGGCTGGGCGTTGCGTATGTGCTGATAGCCAAGCGCGACCCTTTGAAGATGGATGCGGTGTTTGCGATGCCAGCACGGCAGTTTATGAATTACGTTCGATTGGCAAAAGACCTGCAATAGCACACATTTGCGGGCAGTGGTATTTATAGCTGATGAAGTTCGATGTAAACCTAACCAGCCAGCTTTCTGCCATTGGCAGTGACGTTACCGAATCCGTTAGCCTGACCGAGAGCGATGACGTTAAGAAGGCAGTACTACGGTGGCTTAATGACGCGATTGATGCGATGAATAAAGCAGTGGATAGGTACGATGCTACCGCCACGCTAAACCTTCGCCAGTCGTTCCGCGCTTCCGACTTCCGACTTGATGGGCAGGCGTTGAAGATTGACCTTGAAGGTGCGGAGTATTGGGCCTATGTGAACTACGGCGTTGATGGCGTGCAGAACAAGCGCGGCAGGCCGTTCAGTTTCCGCTACATCAGGCCCAGCAAGCGACACGTGGCGGCAATCCGCAAGTGGGCGATTGACAAGGCGTTGGGCATCCCGAAGGAAGAGATTGACGAGGCCGCGTACAACATAGCGCGCGCTATCAAGAGGCGAGGCATTGAGCCGCGACCATTCTACACCGACACCATGACTGACAAGCGAGTGAACGAATTAACCGTGACCATCGCCGACATTACAGGGCAAAAAATAAGCCTGCGCCTACTTTCCGAATTTGGCAAACAAACAGCAACCAGACGATGAGCATAACGATTGTATCCTCCCTTCCAGCACTTCTACCTGTCGGCAACAGCGATGTTGTTGTGGTCAGCAGTAACCTAACCGCATCTGCAAACTTCCGCTACATCTGCGATGTAAGTGGAAGCACGGCAAGCGCACGATTGAAATGCGATAAACTACCGACAACAAGCTACGGATTCTTCGGGGTTAGCAAGGTGGTTGAAACGCTGATATTACCCGCAGTTCCGCAAACCACAAGCGGATGGCAGTCGGGTGGCTATGCGGTAAAGGCGAATCTGACCTTCCGCGAAGAATACGGTTCACCGCCAACGGTGGCGACAGGAACAACAACAGGTTCAGTCATCGCGTGGCAGGCGGCGTTCAGGCAACAGGACTACAACACAGCCATTGCCGCGCCAACGACATACTATGCCGCTACGGTGAGCGGTGACGCTGTGGCATTGAAGGTGGTGAGCAACAGGCCAACAACGCAGACGCTGACCAGCGGAAGCAACGACTTCCTGTCGATGGTTGTGGACACGGCGGTGACAGGGGTGGCACTTCGCGTGACCTACGACAGCGGGGCAACGCGGTCGCCTTTCTTGGTGACAGGAACGGTAAGCGGACTTGCGCCTTTGATTAACGCAGGCCCGAGAGGATTGTACAACTTAACCAGTGCGCAGTGCAGTGATGGCAATGCAGGCTCGGTAAACTTTCCAACGCAAGGAGGCACAATAGCAGTGCAGATGACCGCCAACACAGCAGGCGGCAATACTTCTGCATTCAGCCGCACACAGGCATACACCTACACGATTGACAACTGTGAGCGATACGACCAACTGCGGGTCTTCTTCCGCAATATGTACGGCGGAGTGGATGGCTACACGTTTACAAAAAAGAATCGGAAATCGGTAAATGTAAACAGACAAACCTACGGATACAACAACACGGTGTACGGCGATGACCAGTTTGACAAGCAGTGGAGCGTCACCTATCGCGACACCTACAACCTACAAAGCGATTGGCTATCGGATGCGCAGTTCAGTTGGCTTCAAGAGATGATTTACAGCCCTGAATGCTGGATTGAGTTGTCAGGTGCGCTCGTCCCTGTGGTGGTGCAGACCAATACCTTCGCGATTATGAAGCGCATCAATGACCGATTGCAGGCCATCACCGTTGATGTTCAGGTAGGCTACGAAAACACCGCGCTATGATGACGAAATTCGTTTGCTATCCTGACGCGGACAACCCAACAGTAGGCTATGACCTTGACCTATCGCAGGATACTGACATCGCTATCACGTTCAGCGTTCAGGACTTGGCCGACATCACCAAGCGGCGCGGAGCGTTCAGCAAGACAATCGCCTTGCCATCCAGCAAAGCCAATGACATCGCCTTCCGCTATGCGTACAACGTGCAATCCTTTGTGGGCGGGTTCACGCCAAACAAGCAGGTAAAGTGCGCGCTTTGGAATGATGGGGTGCAGGTATTTCGTGGCACGATGCAGATGCTGTCGATGTCAGTAACGCGAGGGGTTGCGACTTATGAGGTTGGCATCTACGGCGAGGAGGTGAGCCTGTTCAAAGCGATGGAAGGAGTGAAACTGGTGGACACGGTGGGCGTGACTGGAATGAACCACACCTTCACCGAATCGCTGGTGACTGGAAGTTGGGATGACACGTTCAGCGACGCAAGTGGGTTTGTTTATGGAGCAGTTGATGCGTTAGGATTACCGCATTGTTTTAACGTGCCGAACAATTATTTGGGAGGCGTAATAGCCAACGCTTATCAAAGTTTATTTAGGCTTGTGCCGATTGAAATTCAGCGACCGAATATCTGGGTGAAGAAGATGGTGGACTTGATTTTCGCGCAGCACGGATACCGCTACGAATCGACATTCTTTCAAAGCACCGAGTTTGAGCGATTAGTCATTCCATACGCAGGCGAGCCTTTTACACAGGCAAGTGGCGACAACAACTGCTATGTTCAAGCATCTGGGTATGTTAATGATGCGCCTTGGACTTACACGGTGGTTTACGACAATGATTCTGCACCATTCACCAATTCAGGTGATGGCAAATTTGATATGGCAACAGGCGTTTATACTGCTGCAAGTGGCTATATGGGCAAGTATAATCTTGGCCTGTCATTTGGGTTCAAAAATTTATCCGTTGGCTTTACTTATGATTGGGCAATTCAAGATAGCGGTGGCACGGTTCTAAAAGACGTAGGCGGCAGGTTAATTCAAGAAACAGGTATTGACGACCCGATATTGTTGCGCAACTATTCAATTGTTTTGGCTGGAAACGACACGTTAAAATTGGTGATAACAGCAAACAATGGCGGCATTGAATTATTGGACAATGGCACTATTCAAATTAATTTAGTTCAGCGAATAGGATTGAATGGCGTGTCGATTGATATGCGAACGGCACTACCTGCCGACACCTTGCAGATTGACCTGCTATCCGACCTGCAAAAAATGTTCAACCTGTACTTCTACCAATCGCCGCTTGATCCAACCTTGATTTACGTCGAGCCGTTTATTGACTTCTACACATCAGGCGTTGTGGACTGGTCGCAGAAATCAGACGAAGCGCAGGAGATGCAGATGACAATGGGCGATCCTGAACTTCGCAAGCAGTTTGTCTTTGCATACCGAAACGGAGGCGAGGCACTTGCTAAAAGTTATCAAGACACTTGGCAGGAAGGTTACGGATGCAGGATTTACGACACGGACAACTTTTACGGACAAGGTGAACAGCGGATTGAAACCAAGTGCGCGACGGTCATTCCTGCGCAATATCAAACCAATATCGTACTTGGCCGCACCTTTGACGTTGAAACCGATGGCACGTTAAGGCCGATGAAAACAGGATACCGCATAGCGCAGTACAACTACATCGAAATGACACCTGCGCCAAGTGGATCGACGCAAGATTGGTTCTATTTGCAAAATATAACACAGGCATCATCGCAAGTTACAGGCACTTTTTTGCCTTACATTGGTCACGTTGACAATCCTTATGATCCGCAACAAGACTTGGCATTTGGTATGCCGAAGCAGATTTACTTTACCCTTCCCGATGGTCAAGGCGGTTACACGCCATACACGAACAACAACCTGTTCAACGGCTACTGGAAGACCTACATTGAGGAAATTGCAAGCAAGGAAGCGATGACCGTACAGGCCACCTTCTTGCTCACCGTTACCGACATCGCGGCACTTGACTTCCGAAAACCTGTCTACTGGCACGGCGTTAAGTGGCGACTTTTGGAAATCAGCGACTATCGGGTCGGTCAAAATGTGATGTGCCGCGTGACCCTGCGCCGCATCCTGAACCTTGCCGAATTTACAGCGCAAACGGTAACGCCAAATTTGAATTATAACCTTGAATCCGAAGTGGATGGCGAGGTCATTCCAACATACACAACACCAGTACAGGTACGCTAATGGCAGATATAAAAAACACCGTTGTCGTTGGTCTTCGATTGGAAGACGAAACGCAGAAAGGCACGCAATCGGCAAGGTCGCAACTTAAATCGTTGCGCGAGGAGATGTTGCAGCTCGAACAAACAGGGCAACGCAACACTGACCGCTTCCGCGAGTTGCAAGCGCAGGCGGGTGGACTTGCTGACCAAATTGGCGACACGCAGGCGCAAATCAAGGCGATGGCTTCCGACACGAGAACGCTGGACACCTTGCTTGGCGTGGGTCAAGGCTTGGCAGGTGCATTCGCAGTGGCGCAGGGTGCGGCGGCGTTGTTTGGCGATGAGAATGAGGACTTGCAGAAGGCGATGATGAAGGTGCAGGGTGCATTGGCGTTGCTGAACGGCGTGCAGGCGGTCGCTAACGTGTTGAACAAGGATTCGGCTGTAATGGTGAATCTGAACGTGGTGGCACAGCGAGCGTATGCGTTGGCAGTTGGCACGAGCACAGGCGCGATGAAGGCATTTAGGTTGGCATTGGTTGCGACTGGAATTGGCGCGGCTGTGGTGGCTATTGGCTTGCTGATTGAGAACTTCGATAAGCTAACGGGTGCGGTCAAGCGTTTCCTTGGCATCAAGACCGAAAGCAACAAGGCGATTGCCGATGGCACGCAGGCGATGGAGCGGGAGATTGAAATATTGAAGGCACGAGGTGCAAGTCAGGAGCAAATCTTTGCGCGGGAGTTTGACCTGTCGCGTGAACGGATGCGGATGGCGAAAACTGCAGAAGAACAAGAAGAAGCACGTCACCAGCACAACTTGCTACGGGCGCAGTACGAAACATACCTTAAAGAACAGCAACTTAAAAAGCAGGAAGAAAACCAAAAGGCGCACGATACGCGGATGATTGAACAGCGGAAGATTCGTGAAAAGGCGTTGAAGGATGCGGAGGATTTGGTGTACTTGGAGCGCGTAGATGGCCTGACGCAATTTCTTGAAATCGCGGAGACGCAAGAGCAGGGGTTGCACGTAATTAAGCGGAATGGCGTTGACGCGATGCTCAAGGAATCAGAAAGGCAGCGGCAGCGCGAGGAGCAGATTGAGCAAGCGAAAATTGAGACGGCAAGGCTGGGCTTTCAGACCATTGGCAATCTTGCGACCTTGTTTGCAGGCAAGACCGAGCAGGGACAACGCCGTGCCTTTGAGGTCAACAAGAAGATGAATATGGCAATTGCGCTGATTGAGACCTTCCGTGCGGCGCAGGCGGCGTACTTAAGCCAAATGACTATACCCGACCCTTCCGCACCCGTTCGTGCGGTCATCGCGGCGGCAGCGGCAACAGCGGCAGGGTTGGTGCGAGTTGCGCAAATCAGCAAGCAGCAATTTCAATCGCCAAGCGGCGGCGGTGGAGGTGGAGGCGGTGGTTCAATGGGAGGCGGTGAAGGCGGAGGAGGTATGTCCGCGCCAACAGCAACCAACCCGAATGCGCAACTGCTCAACCCACCTGCTAACGGACAAAACTCAGGGATGCGGGCGTATGTGGTTGAATCAGACATCCGCTCGGTTAGTGGCAGGCTACGGCGAATGAGTGAATTTGCAACGTTAGGCGCGTAGTGGTATTTGACCATATGGAACAGCTACCTGTTTACTTAATGACGATTGACGAAGATGGCGAAGGCGTTAGCTATGTGAGCCTTGTGGAATCACCCGCAATCGAGCGACCTTTCATTGCCCTATCCAAACAGCACCGCTTCGCTGAGGATGCGGCACTTCGCATCTTGACAGGCCCGTTAATGCTTGCTGACACGCCAATCATAAGACAGGATGACACGCGGGGTAAGTACTACGTGATGTTCGACAAGGACACCATCCGCAAGATGGTGCAGAAGTACTTTAAACAGCAGAACCAAGCGAAGGTGAACGCCGAACATAGCAAGCCGCTGGATGGCGTGTATATGTTTGAAAGCTACCTGATTGACCGCGAGCGTGGCGTGAATCCACCGAAGGGATTTGAAGATGCGCCTGATGGCAGTTGGTTTGGTTCGTTCAAAGTGGAGAATGACAAAGTGTGGGAAGAGCGCGACCAGTTTACAGGTTTCAGCATCGAGGGGTACTTCGGGATGCAACCAACTGAATCCAGTTTAGAAGCGGCGATGGCAAGCCTTGAAGATGCGTTCAGCGTTTTTTTGCATACTATTTCAACGCGTGGTATTTAAGTAAAAGCGACTATTTATGAGCATAGCAAATAGATTGACTGAATTGGCAGACGCACTGCGCAAGTTCACCGCGACACCTACGCCGCAAACCTTTGCCGACTACAAATTGGAAGATGGCACAATGGTGCGTGTTGATGGCGACCTTGTTGCAGGTACGCCTGTATTCGTTGTGACCGAGGAAGGGATGCTACCCGCACCTGATGGCCAGCACACTGTACCCGAAGTTGGCGTTATCACAACCGAAGGCGGCAAGATTGTCGAAGTCGGAGATTTGCCAGCAGGTGAGCCAGTGGTGGAGGAAGAAGTAGCCGCACAGGAGGTGGAGATTGAAGTTGCTCCCGAAGGCGACAAAATGGAAGAGCGCATAGCCGCACTTGAAGCGAAGTTGGAGGAGTTGTTGTCAAAATTGGCAGGTGCGATGGAAGCCAACACCGCACGCTTTGACCAGTTGGATGCCGAGGTTCAGAAGATGAGCAAGGTGCCAACCGCAGAGCCACGCAAACGGACAAGCGATGCGATTGTTGAGAATATCAAACTATCGCGCAACACGAATTTTGAAGCATTAACAAATAACCTTAAAAATCTAAAATAAAAAAATTATGGCATTTTCACTGGGAGGATTAACATCCTATGTCGAGCAACAGCGGTTGCCGTTGCTGACCAAAGCGGTTTTCGATGCGAAGACCCAATCATTGATGCAGAAGCGTGTGGGCGTTAAGTTTGAGGAATCCTTGAACTTGATGGACACCGATGCTGTGTTTCAAGCCGCATCCACTTGTGCGTGGAATGCGTCAGGCACAACCACGTTCAGCCAGCGTAACATCAGCGTTGCGCGCGTTAAGGTGCAAGAGGAGTTGTGTCCACGTTCATTGGAACAGTACTGGATGCAGACGCAGTTGACGCAGGGTAGCAACTACGAAGGTGTGCCTTTCGAGCAGGCGTTTGCCGAGCAGAAGGCAAAGCAGATTGCCAAGAACATCGAAAACGCCATTTGGCAGTCAACAACTGCGACTGGCGCATCAGGGTGGACAGGTTCATCTGCATCATTGAGCGGTGACGCGAATCTGAACAAGACCGTTGGTTTGTTGCACCTGATGGAGAAAACCACTGCATCCGCTTCAATCGTGTCGAGCCTTGCAGGTGCGGCTTTCAGCGACACCACCATCGTGAGTGCGTTTGAGAATGTGTATCAGAACATCCCTGTTGAAATCATCAGCAAGGACGACATCTACGCTTTCTGCGGTTGGGATACTTACCGCATCCTTGCCAACAAACTTGTAGGATTGAACTTGTATCAGGGCGACCTTGGGCAGTTGGGTGCTGGTGAGATGTTCTTCCCTGCGACCAATATGAGAATCTGCGCGGTGAATGGATTGAATGGCACGCGCCGCATCGTGGCAACGTCATTGAGCAACCTGTTTTTCGGAACTGACCTGCTTTCTGATGAGGATACCTTCCGCATTTGGGCATCGTACGACAACGACCAGATTCGCTTCCAAGCGGCACTGAAATACGGGGTGCAATTTGCTTATCCCGAGTTTATGGTGCTATACAAAGCAAGCAACGCAACCACACCTGCTGGCTGATTATAGGGCAGGGAAACCTGCCCTTCTTTTTCTTTTGACACTATAAACAAGAAAAAATATGAGCTGCGCACTTACATCAGGTTATGCATTAGGATGCCGCAACAATGTCGGCGGCATTAGCGAAATTAGGCTTGCATCGTGGAACGTAACAGGGTCAGTAGCCACCAACACCACAGGCACGGTGACTGGCTTTACAGGTTATGCTTCGGGAAGCAATGCCTTCTACAAATACGAATTGCCGAAGGGCGTGGGTCAGTTCACTGAAACGACAAACGCCAGCGTTGAAAACGGCACTATCTTTTACCAGCAAGAAATGACTTTGGTCATCAACAGGCTCACGCAAGAGGTGCGCAATCAGTTGCGCCTTGCTTCGAATGGCAGGTTGTTGGCCATTGTAACTGACCGCAACGGCAAGTATTGGCTGTTGGGTGAAACGAATGGCATCGAGGTTACGGGCGGCACGGCGCAGTCAGGAACAGCGATGGGTGACCGTGGTGGTTATGAGTTGACGTTCACGGCGATGGAGGCACAGCCTTGCAGGGAGGTGCTATCGACTGTCATCGCAGGTGTGACGTCAGGTACGCAAATTACAGGCGGCGCGAATTAAGTGTAGTTCAGTTTGGGTTGGTGAAAGCCAGTGCGTAAGGGTCGCACTGGCTTTCTTATTTTTGCACAACACAAACCCTTAAATCTGCACAATGAGAATCTGCATCGTTTACAACCAACACCCGACTGGGTGCAGTTACTACCGACTTGAAATGCCGAATGCGGCCGTTCACGACCTATGCGGTGGGGTGGTGGATTTTGTCAGCATCGATGATATACGAAGGATGGAAGAGGATGAATTGAAAACGATTGACCTATTCCTGTACAATCGCACGTGGATAGCAGGGCCGTTGGAGGCGGTTGAGCAGGTGGCCAACATCCTTCGGCAATACGGCGCGCGCATCATCCTTGATATGGATGACTATTGGCATTTAGGCACAGGGCATAGCTTTTACAGGCATTACCACGACACGAAGATGCCTGCGATAATCGAAAAGCACATCCGCATAGCTGACCACATCATCACGACCACGACATACCTGCGCGATGAGTTGGTCAAGTTCAACAAGAACGTCAGCATATTTCCGAACACGCCTTATTTGCAATACAAGCAGTTTCAGGAACAGCCAACGCAAAGCGAGCGGGTGCGGTTCGGTTACTTCGGCGCGGCCCAGCACACAGAGGATGTTGAGTTGATGCGGTCACCACTGCAACGCCTGTCGGATGAAACCGAACTGGATGGCAAGTATATGATTTACTTGGCGGGCTGGAATGATAGCAACCCAATCTATCAAGGCTATGAGCAGGTGTTCAGCAACAAAGGGAAGAACAACAACTATTCGCGCATTCAAGCGGCAGATATTTACAGCTATGTGCAGGGTTACAACTGGGTAGACGTGAGCCTTGCACCTTTACGCGACACCAAGTTCAATCGCTTAAAGTCGGAGTTGAAGATAACGGAAGCGGCGTGGATGGGTAAGGCGGTCATTGCCAGCGAGGTGCCTATGTATGCCGACTGCATCGAGAATGGCGTGGATGGGTGGCTTGTTCCTGAAAAGAAGGAGAAGTTGTGGTATAAGTATATACGGGCGTTTATCAATGAACCTGCGATGGCGAAGGAAATGGGTGAGCGGTTGCGGGCGAAGATGCAGGGCAAGTTTGATATTCAGCAAATCAGCGAGGCGAGGCTGAATTTGTACAAAAGCGTGGCGCGTGGTATTTAACCTTGATGCTATACCTGAAAGCCAGCCAATCGAATACTATCAACGTCACGTGGACTGAACGCGCAACCAACGCGACCATCTACAAGTTGATACTGACCAACATCGCCAAGAACACCAGCACGGCGGTGTACATTGACGCGATTAGCAACGCATCCAGTTACGAGGAGAGATATGACCGCTTCACCTTCACGCTTGGCGCATTGGAGAAGGGGCAGTATAAATACGAGGTGTATCAGGATGCTAACGGCTACGCGGCAGGTGATACCCTTGGTGGCGGCTTGTTCGTGTTTGAAGATGGCGGCTATGCGTACATTAGTGCGGCGGCTGACCAAAGCACGAATGCGCCTTGGGGGTGTCAGGGGACTTTGATACTGGAAGGCGCATCACCCGAAGCGATTGGTCAGGGCCTAATTAACACCGCAACAATCGTTGCAGGTTGCGCCACATCGGGTATAAGCGCGAGGCTTTGCGATGAATTGATACTGAACGGGTATAGCGATTGGTTTCTTCCTTCGCTTGATGAATTGTCCGAAATGTACACCAAATTGAAGGTGAACGGCTTCGGCAACTTCGCAAATCACACCTATTGGTCATCAACGCAAGCCGATGCTAATCAGGCTTTCACAGTGAATATGAATAACGGCAATCAAGGCACGCATTCAAAGGGTAGCACGTCAAATCGCTACACAAGAGCGATGCGGAGATTCCTGATGGGAACGCCAAGGGTCGTGGAAACAGGATTGGCCTACATTGAACCCGCAGTTGAAACCTACGTTGCACCAAGTAACAACAACACCTATGTCAGCTTCTAAATTCGCATTCAGTTTCATCCCGACCACCGACTATCAGTTGCCTGTAATGCTTGAAAACAAGCAGGCCAATATGGTGCTGTTTGGTGAGCGCAACGAATACCCCTACTATCTGCTTGACAACTACCACAAAAGCGCGAAGCACTGCGCCATCGTCAATGGCAAGGTTCACTACATCGTAGGCAAGGGATGGAAGGCGAGCGATAAAGGTACAGTTGAACAGCAAGCACGTGCGGAGGAGTTCATCCGCGACCCCAACGTTGAGGATGATTTGAACGACTTGACCGAGAAGTTGGTGCTGGATTTGGAGTTGTTTAACGGCTTCGCGCTCGCAGTGACGTGGAATCGTGGCGGTGGCATCGCCTTTGTTGAACACGTTCCATTCCAAAAGGTGCGAGTTAGTTTGGATGATGAGATGTTCCTGATTGCTGACTGGTACGATGCACGTATGATTCAGCAATTTCCAAAGGGCAACGAGGTGGAGAAGATGCCGAAATTCGATGAGAAGAATCGCGTTGGAAAGCAAATGTTTTACTACCGCCACTATTCGGCAGGCGTTCAGCACTACCCGCTTCCTAACTACCAAGGTGCGCTCGCTTACATTGAGTGCGATGCGGAGATAGCGCGCTTCCACATCAACAACATCCGCAACCAGTTTTGGGGTGGGCAGTTGATAAACTTCGCTGATGGCATCCCGACTGAGGAAGAAAAAGATGAGATTGAGCGGATGATGCGCCGCAAGTTCAGCGGTGCGGGGAATGCGGGTAGATTCGTGCTGACGTTTAGTAGCGGAAAGGAAAGCGCGCCGAGCATCCAATCGCTAACGCCGAGCGATTTGGACAAGCAGTTTGACCTGCTGAACAAGCAGATTCAGGAGGAAATATTTGTGGCGCATAACGTCACCAACCCGATGCTGTTTGGCGTGAAAACCGAAGGGCAGTTGGGAGGTCGTAAGGAATTGATTGAGGCTTACGAACTTTTCAAAAACACCTACATCAACGCGCGGGTGATGATTGTGGAAAGGATGATTAACTACATCGCAGGGTTTAACGACATCGAAGGCTTGTATTTATGCCCTACCGACCCAGTGACCGAGCAGTTAAGCGAACAGGTGCTGACGCAGATAATGACGCGCAACGAACTGCGCGAGAAGGCAGGCCTTGAACCGCTTGAAGAAGAAGCCACGCAACCCGAAGGCGCACCTGCGGCGGAGGCATTGGCGAGCGAGCCAGTGAACGAAGCACTGCGGACGATGACAGGGCGGCAGTTTCAGCACCTAATGCGGATAGTGCGCAACTTCCAGTCGGGCAAGATTAGCGAGGCGCAGGCCCGCACGATGTTGGGCAGTGGCTTTGGCTTGACCGCCGAGCAGATTAACGACTTCCTGACTGATAGACAGGCCGAGTTCAGCGCACAGGGCGAAGATGCAGAGATGCGGATGTTGGCGGCGATTGGTGCGCAGTACGGCGATGACGCGGAAGCCTTTGACGTGGTGGACCAATGGGAGTTGGCATTGGAAGGCGACCCTGAAACCTTTGCGGTCGATGAGGAGGAGGAGAAGTTGGACAAGCGGATAATGGCCTATCGCAAGAAGAACAGGCTGGCAACGGTCAAAGAAATAGCCGAGGCGTTGAAGGTCAGCCCTGCGAAGATTCGCAAACGGATTGCCTATCTGCTGGAAAAAAACCGCTTCCCGATTAGCCGCGATATTGACATCGCAACGAAAGAAACGCCAGTTGAGGAGGAAGTGGTGGAGGTGCGCTATCGCTACGATTGGCGGCCAGAATATGCAGGATTGAGCAAGGCGGATGGCTACGACAAAAGCCGCAAGTTCTGCCAAACAATGCTGGATTTGAGCGCGACAAAGTTGTACACAAGGAGCGATATAAACGACATCGGGCAGTTGGTTGGCTGGAATGTTTGGGAGCGCAGAGGCGGGTGGTTCACGCTTCCGAACGGCAACCACAGGCCAAGTTGCAGACATATGTGGGTTCAGCAGTTAGTGGTTAAAAAAGGAACAACGGTTAAAAGAGTAGTATGAGCATCGCCTTATTTGTATCGGAGGAATACCTGCTGGAAAACAGCGTGATAAACGAGAACGTAGCCTATACCCAAATCAGGCCCACGTTGGTCAAGGTTCAGGATATGCACATCCAACCTGCGCTTGGCAGTGCGTTGTACAAAGAAGTGCAGACGCAAGTGGTGAGCGGTTCGGTGACCGCGCTAAACACCACACTGCTTGAAGATTACATCCAACCTGCAATCGTGCAATGGATGTACTTTGAACTTCCGATGGTGCTTTCCTTCAAGTATATGAACAAAGGGATGGACCGCAGGACCAGCACTGAAAGCAACCCGATGAGCGTGGATGAGGTGTTCAAACTGATGGACAAGGTGAAGAACGATGCGGAGTGGTACACGGAGCGCATTACCCGCTACTTGCAGGAGAACCACGCCAGTTACCCATTGTTTGACAACCCACCAACGGCGATTGACACGATTTACCCGAACGGCAGTAGTTACCAAACAGGGATGGCATTGGGAAAGCGTGGACGCTTCCGTGACCCATTGGATTATCCCGAAAAACGATTCTATCCTTTTTAATGGCACACGCGAAGAACATTAACAAATTAAAGCAGTACTATGAGTTGGGTGCAATTAAAGAACGACCTGCTGACCTTTGCGGCGGCACATCCACAAATCAACAGCGTGGGCTTCGGCGACCCGCTGGCGATAGGAACGGACAACACGATAAACCTGCGGACAACGGACAGGGATAGGGTTGTTTACCCTTTGCTGTTTGCTGACCTGCAATCGATGACCGCGAATGTTGGTGCGCTTACGCTTGGCGTGAGTGTGCTTGTGATGGACCGCGTTGAGGATAGCCGCAACCTATCAACAGTGGTGACAGGTAGCGTTGTAGCGAGGTGGACTGACAACGAAGACGAGGTGCTGAACGACACTTTATATATAATGCGTGACTTTATCAGCAAGTTCACGAATGACCCTGCGAAGGATTACACCTTACAGGATGCGGTGAGTGCAACGCGATTCGTGGAGGCGAGGGATGACAAGGTCGCGGGATGGCAGGCTTCGGCAAACTTTGACTTTGAATATCCGCACAATTCTTGCGAAGTTCCGACATAAGTGGTATTTAACTAAAAATAGCGATATGAACATTGGGCAACAATTAGACGCGATGCTGGGAGGCTACGGCGCAATTACCGTAGTCACAGGCGCGGTGACAGGTCAGGCGTTTGAATTTCTTGTGGTGAATGCATCCACGAGCTTCACGACTTTGACCGACAGCGAAGGCAACAACGCGCTGACGTACTTGGGATTATCAGGCATTACAGTGATGACAGGGATGATTGTCAGGGCGCGTAACGGCTTGAAATTAGCCGCGGTCACGGTATCAGGCGGCAACGTATTTGCTTATTCCTGATGGCATTAGCGCACGGATATGCATTGCCTTTCGAGGCATTGAGGCGCACGGGCGTGCTGGCGCAGAACACTGCTGACGCTACCATTCGCGCGACTGCTGATGGCGCGACAAAGGAAGCGGCGGGCAGTTGCCTTGATGCGCGTGCATTGGAAGTGCAACAGCGCACGGTTGTTCAGCCTTCCATTTTGGTTGTGCCGCAACTGACGCGCAATGGCGTTGTTCTAAACCAACTTCCTGACACCCGCACCAACTTCATTCAAAACAACACGATGACAGGTGCGACTGGTTCGGTAGCACCTACAACTTGGAGTGTTGTCGCGCCACCTATTGGGATTACTATTGGCTATTCAGCGAGCGGCCAGACGACTGCGGCTGATGGCACGTTGGTGGACTACATTGACGTAACGGTAAGCGGCACGGCATTGACTTCGGGTAATTTTAATTTGCGGCCTGAACCTGTGAGTTCAACTGTCAGCGGCAATTTGTTATTTGCCGCAGGGATGACGTACACGGCAAGTTTCTATATGTCTTTATTGTCAGGTTCGGTTTCGGGAGTTAGTCCTAACTATCAAATTCAAGAGGTTTCAGGAACAACATTTGTGGCTGGTACTTCATTAGATTTATCGGCGATTACATCAAATCTTACAAGGTATAGCGTCACACGACCAATTGCAGGCACAGGCGGTGCTGATAGAATTAGAACGCGCTATGGACACGCCATAGCAAGCGGTCAGGTGTTGAACTACACGATTCGCATAGCATCTCCGCAGTTGGAGAAGGGTAGTGTTGCTACGCCTGTCATCCGCACGGCGAGTGGCTTTGTGAGCGTTGATATGCTTGGGGTGGCGAGAGATGGCGCACCGCCTGACTTCACCTTCACGCGAGCGACCACCGCCACGCGAGTGAATGCGAGTGGCTTGATTGAATCGGTGGCTTCGGGGTTGCTTCGCTTGGATTACCCTGTGACAGGCGGTTGCCCTGCGGGGTTGATTGAGCCGAGTGCGCAGAATTTGGCGTGGCATTCGCAGACGTGGGCGACAGGGACGAATTGGGGGTTGAGCAGTACAACAACTGTAACAGGAACGACAGGCACGCTTGACCCGCTTGGGACAAACACAGCAAATGCGATTAGTCCGACTTCTGCGAGTGGGGCGCATTTGGTCTTGTCTAATAATTCAACAGTAATAAGTTATACAAGCGGCACTATTTACACGCAATCTGCATTCTTCAAACAAGGCACAGGCGCGGCAGGTAGATACGTGCAGTTGACGTTTACAGGTGCGGCATTTACGCAAGCAGGCTATGCCAACTTCGACCTGCAAACAGGGGCGTTGGTTGCAAGTGGCGGTACGGCAGACACGAACAGGGCGGCATCTATCGAGAATTACGGCAACGGATGGTATAGGTGTAGGTTCACGGCAACTTGTAATACTACGAGTACAGGTGTAGGCGTAATACCTGTTTTAATCACCGCAAGTGGCGACACCCGCACAGCTTCATTCACAGGCGTTACAGGCGACATCTTGTACGGCTGGGGCGCACAGGTCGAAACAGGCTCAATCCCGACTTCGTACATCCCCACGACCGCCGCATCCGCAACCCGCAACGCGGATGTTTGCACAGTGTCGGGGGTATCGGGGTATATCGGGCAGACGGAGGGTACGTTGTATGCGGAGTTTGAGATACGAAGCGATTCAACAACAAGAAGGCTTTTTGGTCTAAGTGACGGCACTCAATCAAATAGAGTTTTTTTATATTACACAAGTAACGCATTAAGAGCGCAAATTCAAAGTACAGATATTTCCTTAGGCAATCCTGCTGCTGGTTATCATAAAGTAGCCTTTGCGTATCAGCAAAGCGGTGTTAGCGGTACTTTATTCGCAAGTTTAGATGGAGGCGCAGTAGTTTCAGGGACGGCAGGAACTTTTCCTTCGGCATTAAAAGAAGTTTTTTTTGGAAAAAGAGAAGATTCTGCAGACACACAACAATGGAACGCTCGCATCCGTGCCGCCGCTATCTACACCACAAGGCTATCGAATGACCAACTCGCCAACATAACCCGACTAACCTAATGGCTACCTTCCGCAAATACGCTTTCCCAACCCAAGCCGAATTCGAGGCTTTCTATCAACTATCGCAACCCGATGCCACCTGCGTGGAGTTGGGCGACATCGACAACACCTACTGCGTGGACCTGCTGTGGGATGACCAACCCAATGCAGATTGGGAGCAGTTTGAAACGTGGCCTGAACCCATAGGCGTACATACCTTCCTTGGCTGGGACGAACAATACACCAAAGAATACAATGAAAGAATTTCTGAATAGCATCGGCATCAACATCGGCCTAACCATTGCAGGCTTCCTTGGGTCGCTTCTGCTTCTACCCAAGCAACGCAATTGGAAGATGCAGTTGGTCAGCGTGTTCAGCGGTAGCCTTTGCGCCACCTACCTCGCGCCTGTGCTGATTGGCTTCCTCAACATCAACGCACCCAACATCCAGTACGGCTTGGCATTCTTGGTCGGATTCAGTGGAGTGAAGATTGCCGAGGTGTTGGAAGCAAAGATTCTCAAAACCCTTACTAATGATAGTAACGCGGAACGCGGCTAACATCCACACACTCGCCTATGCGGGTGACGAACTGAACTTACTGCTAATTTCCGACCTTCATTGGGATAACCCGAAGTGCGACCGCGACCTGCTCAAACGGCACTTGGACGCGGCAAAGGCGAAGGGTGCAGGTATCATCGTGAACGGTGATTTTTTCTGCTTGATGCAAGGCAAAGGTGACCCGAGAAAAAGCAAGGACGACATCAGGCCCGAACACAACAAAGGCAACTACCTGCAAGCGGTTGTGGAGGATGCGGTCGAGTGGTTTAGTCCGTACAAGGACAACCTGCTTTTGATAGGCTACGGCAACCACGAAACGATGATCATCAAGCATATGGAGTTTGACCCGCTTCAAATGTTCCAATCCATCTACAATTACAAGAACCAAAGCAACCTGCAGTTGGGCGGATACGGTGGCACGTTGAAGGTGGTGGGGAAAATTCGTAGCGGCCTGCATCGCGCGTTCGTCATTCACTACTACCACGGTTCAGGCGGAGGCGGCCCAGTCACCAAGGGCGTGATTCAAGACCAACGCATTATGTCTTTTGTTGAAGGCTACGACCTGACGTGGCAAGGTCACGTTCACGAGCTTTACCACCACGTCAATATGGTACAATATTTCAATCGCACCCAAGACATCATCCAGCAGAGGCGTGTACATCAGGTGCGCACATCTACGTACAAAGAGGAGTACGGTGCAGGTGAAGGCGGCTACCACATCGAGAAGGGAAGACCGCCAAAACCGCTTGGTGGCTATTGGCTGAATTTGCAACAAGAACGACTGCGGACAACGGAGGACAATGGGAAGAATCGAGACAGGACTGAGTGGGTGGTTAAACTGCATACAACGTAAATTCACGATATGCGACAAATTAAATATCTTGTGGTCCATTGCACAGCGACACCACAAGCGACAACGGTGGAAAGCATCCAGCGGTACTGGCGTGAACGGCTTGGGTGGAAGGCGAGTGGCTATCACAAAATCGTAAAGGCAAATGGCGAGGTTATCACTTTGGCGCAGGATGATGCGATTTGCAATGGGGTGGCTGGCTTTAATAGCGTTAGCCTACACGTCAGCTATATTGGCGGCATTGATTCGCGTGGCAATCCATTGGACAACCGCACGCAAGGGCAGAAAGACGCGATCAGTCAAGTCCTCCACGCGTGGCGGGCCAAGTACCCAGACGCAAAGATTCAAGGCCACCGCGACTTCTTGAAGCGTGGTGTTAACTGGAAAGAATGTCCTTCGTTTGATGCTAAAGCCGAGTATAGTCATATTTAGCCTCCTGCTGGCTGGGTGCTGTCGAAAGGCAGTGGAAGTCCGCACCAACACGGTTGTGCAGAAGGACAGCGTTATGATTGAGGTGCCGAGGTTCACGGAGCTGTACATTGACAACCCCTGCGATAGTGCTGGCATCCTGCGGCAGTTCAGATTAACGGATAGCACGAAATCAAGCGTTTTAAGCGCATCAAATTATCGGGGTGGTATTCGCATCCAACTGCGCAGAGATACGGTCATACAACGCTTCGTAGAGCGCGACACGGTAACGATTGAGCGCGTGGTGAAAGTCGGGCCTGCAAAGCGCAAGAATCGGATGGCATTTGTGTGGTTCGGAATAGCACTCGGATTGGTGCTGTCCATCTTGGCTTTCCGCTTGATGCGCCTGTAATCGAGGCTTCGCGAAGGGGTCGTTTCTAAACTTTTTTTTTGGAAAGTGCGTTTAGACGCTGGAAACGCAGAAAAAAAAATAAAAAAAAGTATACAACCTATATATATATGTATGTATATTTGCATATACCAAAACGGAAAAAAAACACTAACCCTTTAAACCCAAAAACAATGACTACTCAAAACCAAGAAATCATCCGCATCAACGACCAAGAGTGGAACTACGCAGATTTTGGAATGAGCTTTGTTGCATCCTTCTGCTATTGCTTCGCTAACAACCTACGCCAAGTTGGTGAGGCCATTATCACCTTTGAGAATGGTGTAAAAATTCACACAATTCCAGTGGCCAGCAAATAAACCAACCAACAAGGGGCGCGACTTGTCAACGCGCATCTTTAACCCTATAAACCCCAACCCCAATGAACATCATCGAATCAACCCCCATCAACCTCGGCAATGACGATTGTGACATCGTGAATGCCTTCATCTACAAGCAGAATGATACGCTTCACCTGCACATCGATTACCCAACCTCTGACCGCATTACCAACGAGTTCAGGCAGAGCGACATTGACGCGCTGTGGGAGTGCCAATATCCTGAGTGGAATGACCTTCTTTTTTCAACTATCTAAACCCAAACCAAATGCAACACGACATCATCGCTCACACACCCATCACGCTTGACAATGGCAAGGTGGTGGATGCGTACATCCACAAGCAACCCAGCGGAATGTACGCGCTTCACGTGAATTACATCTTTGAAGCGAACACCAATTCAACCCGAACAAAGCAGATTGCCGAAGCAGTGTGGCGCAAGCAACACCGCGACTGGTTCAGGTTCATCCGCTTCCAGCGTTCATCCACACCACTGCCAATGCCTAAACCAACCAACCAATGAAACACACCTTCACCCTTGACGCGTGGTTCGCCTACATCCGCAAGCAACTGCGCACGACACCAACACCGACAAATGCGGAAATCAAACAGCCACTGCGCTTCGACTGGGCGTTGTACGGCCGCATCCTTGAAGCTAAACACCTAACCAACTAAACCCCAAACCAATGACAACCCTAATCAACAAACTAACACCACAAGCACGCGCCAAGATGGACGCGATGGATGCTGAACAAAAAGAACGCCTGACGTGGTGGCTCACCCGTAGCGAGTATGTTCACGAAACACCGTACTACGCGGTGATTAGCATTTGCATGAATTTTGGAATCCAGACTGACGATTTTTATACCCTATTCGAAATATTATGAAAGCCCTGACCTACTTCGTATTCTTTATCGCCACCTGCTTCGTCTGCGCCATCCACACGGACGAAGGATGGTGGTACTTTACAGCCTACGCGCAAACATTCATATTTATATATATATTTGCACGTCTAAACAAACACGATGAAAAACACAAGCAAAACCAAAACCGTTAAACCTTTAATGCAACTTACTTCCGTGTACTGCGAGGCTGACACCCTCAACTTATGCCGCGCGCGATTTGGCACGATACGCGCCGCGTTAAACTATGCTGCCAACCAAACACAAACTAAACCCTTAAATCAATGACATTTACAGAATATTTAAAATCCATTAACGCCTGCTCCGATGCAATTGAGTGGGCAGAAAGTAAAACAGTCGAAGAGGTTGTCGCTACCTGCCACCGCGGCGATTGGTTGCTGTGGCTCGCATATAAATGCGACATCGGACTGCAACCATTAACACTTGCAAAAGGGCACTGCGCCAACACCGTTAGGCACTTGATGAATGACGATAGAAGCCTTAAAGCAGTTGACACTGCGATTGCTTTTGGCGAAGGCAGGGCAACACGCGAGGAGTTAGATGCTGCCTATGCCGCTGCCTATGCCGCTGCCTATGCCGCTGTCGATGCCGCTGCC